CCAAATCTAAGATTAGGTGTAAAAGTTCCTTCTTCATAATCATCTAAAGCATTTGCGGTTGCTGTATCGCCATTAAAAGATATACCGCCTGTATTTTGAATTCTTAATTTTTCAGATAAAGAAATACTTCCTGATTGGTTTGTTGCTCCTGTTGTAAATCTAAAATCTGAACCATGACCAGAGCCATCAAAAGTTCCTGATGCAGCAATATCCAATTTAGCTATTGTTCCTGCCGAGCCTGTGCTGCCATCTGAACTTTCTACTTCTATAACACCTAAAGATTGGTTTGCAACTATAGAGGTATCTGTATTTTTAAGATTTATTTTTGGAGCAGTAGTACCAACTTCTACATCTCCGCTAAATGTAGTTTTTTCTGAACTATCAATAGTTATTGCAGTAGCATTACTACTATCTGCTATTCCGGGAGTGCTTGATAATTCTGCAGGTATTTTAGTTGTCATTTATATCTCCTAAAAATATGTTCTATCATCTGACATATATTTTGGTTGTGGATTTATCAGATTAGATTTCATTTGTTTCATGCCTTTTTTATAATCTTCTAATGCAAAAGCAGCTTGTTGAGGACTTTCTTTAAACTGCCAAACATAATATCTAGCTCTAGCTGTTATTACATTTGCATATTGGTCTGGTAGAACTATAGTGTCACTAAACGCTGATAGTTCTGTAGGCTTGTTGTAGCCATAAAAATGTACGTTGTAAACTTTGTCAGGTATAGGACTTAGCCCAAACTTTCTATGGTCTGGACTACGTATTACATAAACAGGCTCTCCATAAGCTTGAGTTGATGCATCATCACTATTCTCACTATCTCTGTAATACCTAGTCCACTCATCTAATGTTAAAAATCTTAACCCTTTTGAAACAAACGGTGCTGATTCTCCAGAAACACTAATAGTTGTGATGTAAAAATCATCCCAATCTATTGATGCAAAGTCTGAAGTAATATCACTACTACCATCTTTTAACAGATACCATCTAGTACCTGCAGTAGTTGCTACAGTTGTATTACCATAGAAAGGGTCTGTCTCACCACTAGCACCTGCCGAAAAGAAAGGTAACTGTGGTTCTTCATTAGCAATATCGTTTATAGATTTGTTAATAGAGTTTTTGACAAACGCTTGTATGCCTGTAGCGTCTCCAAAGTTTGATGAAGTTAAGACAACTTCATTCAACTCTCTGAGGACATCATTCGTCAGAGTTAAGAATGTTTTAGCCATTATTTACTATGTATTTTTTGGATTGCAAAAGAAGCTTTTTTACTAGCTCCTTTATGAGGTTTATAACCGCCTTTAGGGTCTTTCATTAGTTTGTAGCCTTTACCAGACTTCATCCAATGATAACCTTTTGGTGCATCTACTTTCATGTTTAGTTAGGGTTAGCTTTTGGCATAACTTCAGAATAAACAGGTTGTGCACTAGAAGTTTTAGATTTAGGCATTCCACCCATCATTTTTCCTTCTCTTTTACCACCATACATCATGCCCATTCTTTTCTTTTTTTCCATTGGTTTGTGTCCAGCCATTATTTTTCTCCTTTGTTTTCTTCGTATTTAAATCTCATAGTGTTGTAACCCACCATTTCTTTACACATCTCTTCTTTTGAATGAATAGAATCGTAATAAGAAATATTACCGCTAGGCTTTGGATTACCTTGTAAGTTTTGTTCGTTGTGTTTCATAATCTCTCCTTAAAAAAGGAGGAGTCCGAAGACTCCCCCAGTTTTATTAGTCTACTGTGTAGAAAGCTGATACTAAAGCTTCAGGTCTTAAAACCTTAGCTCCGTATACATGCAATCCTCTTACGATATCACCGAAAGAACTAGGGTCTCTTAGAACCTCAGTTGAGATGATAGTTTGAGCAGTTGCAGTAGAAGAAATGTGACCAGCAAGAATCTTACCAGTAGCTGTACTAGTAGCAGCAACATTGTTAGATTTGTACATGTCAAATCCTCTTAGTTTACCACTAGATACAAGACCATTTCTTATAGAGCCTTGACCTGCGTTAAAGTCTACGCTTAGAAGCTTAGAACCAGATTGTGCAAGTTCATTGTAGAATGAAGGCGGTGCAACGAACCATCTTCCTTCTTCAGGAACGCTTTGCTCATCTAGTAGCTTAGCCATGAATGACATCACGTCTAATGGGTCAGTTCCAGTACCATCAGAACCTAAAAGGTCGATAGCGTTAGAACCACCTTGATGCTGACCCATAGTTTGAGTAGCAGCAGATGCATCAGCACCTAAAACATGGTCAGGTGAAGATGTAGAAACTCCAGAGAACATAGAAGCTATAACAGCAGCATCATATGAATCTCTCAATGCATATGCAGCAGATGAAGTAGCAACTTCTTTGAAGTTAACGTGTGACATGTTAGTTTCAATATCATCTACGATGAATTTGAAAGCCTTTGCACTATCTACAACCAAAGTTAACTCTTGGTCAGTAAGTTTAGTAGCAGTAGTGTCAGAACCTCTTGTGTAATCAGAAACTGAAATCACAGGTTCTTTAATAATCCTAACTGAGTCTCCGAAAGCAGCAATCTCACCGGCATAGTCGGTGTTAGTAATAGCTTCAACTACCGAGGCTTTCCTGAAAAAGTTTAATACCTTTTTCGAGTAAATCTTAGGTAGGAAAAAACTATTGGTCTGTCCACTTACGGAGTTGGCAAAGTTAGCATCAGTATCAGTACTTGGTTCAAAAAATTGAGCCATGATAATACTCCTTTGTGTTTATAGTTTATTTAACGATTCTACCTTGTTGCATGGCTTCGCTGATTTCACTTTCGTATTTATCAAACTCATCCATACTCATGGCAGCAATCTCCCTTTCCGACCAAACCTTTTCTGATTTAGGTTCTACAGCAGTTGTTTTTGTAGATACCATATCAGCAGCCGATTCAGTCTTAGAAGATGACTTAGTTACCTTCTCAGGAACATCAATTCCTAAATCACGTTTAAATAAATCTATAGCTCTACTGGCTAAGTCGGCATCATCAGCGTTATCATATATCCAGCTTTGAATAGATGATGGCTGTTCTTTAGCCCACTTATGAAAATCATCACTGTTTCTAATATCATCAAAATCAGGATGTCTTTCTCTTAACCTTTTTTCAGCTTCTTGTTGAGATATTTCTTGCTCTCTTTCTTGGAGTTTACTAAGACGTTCTTCTAGAACTTTTGCCTTAGATTCACTTTGCATATGAGCAACTGTCTCTACAACTTCAAAAACATCAGGATAACTTTTCTTAAACTCTTCAAGTTCTTCTGCAGTTTTCGGAGCTTTATATTCAGGCACTGCCTGTTTAATTAACTCTTCTTCTCTTTTCTTAAACTCGTTAAGTTTAGTATCGTAATGTCTTTTTAGGTCATCGTAGCGTTTTTTATAATCTGGTTTTTTGTAAGGTTCATCCTTAGGTGCATCCAAATTATCTACTTCTACGTTTCCTACTTGCTCTGCTTCGTTAACATCGCTTGATTTGAATAATTTATTCTTCTCAGACGGGTCCTCAAAATAGAGCTGTTCTGCTGATTTAAAAGGTTCATCAGTACCTTCGTGCCAAGATTTTTTTAAATTATAAGGATTGGCTTGTTCCTCATTTAAGACTTCTTCAGTCATTTTCTTACCTCCTACTCAGGGCTTCATTAACAAGGTAGCTGCGGTGTGCACTTGCAGGGCTTGTCTTGTAAAGGTAGCCTTTCAAAGTTGATTTAATGTAAAGTGCCGATTACTCGGGTAGCTTTACTCCTATTGCATACGAGGGTTTGTAGCTCTCATGTCTTGGATGGTTTTTTCGTCTTGCATGACTTCTTCCTCATCCTCAACTTGAGTTGGGTCAGCAAACCTACGAGTTGTAGTCGTAGTTTCACTTAACACTCCCCCTTCCTGCATTCCTTGTCTTTCGTCTGCAGCAGCTTCAGCTTCTTTCATCATAGACATTAATTTATCTACTCCGATTTGCTCTGTAGCTTTTGCAGTAAAGACAAACTCTCCATCCGATAACCTTGCAGGTATCGAATCAGAAACTCCTGTGCCCGGTCCTTCTACTGGACCTGAGCCTGTAAACTCTGAAGCAACTTCAATGACTTTATCAAATATTTCGCTAAGTCTATCGTTGTCCCTTAACTGGTCTACTAAAAAATCTTCTTCTTCTGGTGTTAGAGCTTCATTGATTATGAA